ATGGCGTCTTGCCTACGACGGTTACCCATAGTATGAGTCCGAAGGTCCTCGTCCCTCCATTACCCGACTTACCGAGTTGGAGGGAGTCTAGAGACATATCTCACATTGTGAGAAATCCTAAGTCGGTAACCGACTAGGACGATAATATAGGATGGGCGGTCCCAAATAGAAAAGGAATGTAAAATCTTCTCCCGCAGCAACCCATTTCGGGAACAGGGAATCTGGAAACTCTTTCATTAGAGAATAAATTTCCATTTCCCATCGCTGTTGAAACAAATCGGTTCCAGCACGTATGCCCTGACGTGATGGACAGAACCGATATTGTTGTTGATAAGGAATCTCAAAACATTGTAATGGGTTCACATGGTCTGACGTAGGGTATCCTCCTTGAGTGTTCTGCAAAAAATACCCTGTTGACAATTTTGCAACATTGGATAGAGATGGGTCAAAATATATTGGACCATCATCATAGTCAGCACGAACAGCCCCATCTCCCTGGTTGGTATGAAGAAGGTTGATATGAATATTAGTTGCTCGATTAGCATTTCTCTCATTATTATAAGATGTGTCAATGATATATCGAATACCTCCTCTCCAGCCAGCATAAGCTGGACCCAAATAATTAAGCAGAGAATTACATCCCTGGATGACATTGCCAGAAGGCACTGCTCTGACTAAATTAATCCCAGGTACAGCACCCGTGTGTCCAGAGTACAAAGGAAAATTATATCTCACAAAAGAGATCCTGTTAGGTCCATCCACAAGTCCCCGTGGTAACAACCACTCATGGAAAGTAAATCTCTTGAGTAGCGAACGAAAAGATACTATAGTTTCTCCCATGTAGATTTTGTTTACTAACGCATCCATAATAGGTGGTGGACCCAATTGTAAAGTCTCCTTCTGTTGTGTAGGATTTCCACCTACATCAGCTAAACCCACAGCTTGTGTTCTTTGCTCAGCATCAGAACCTGATTGTGGAACGTTTCCAGCTAATCCGGGAAATTGCAAATCTAGAACACGGTTATCAAAAGAACCAGAAAAAACATGAGAAGATGTTGGAGCAAGAGACAATTGAAAATTGGCATGTTTATTAGTAGGAACTGCAAACTCCATATCATCACCACCTGAAACAGAAACTAAAACCACAACATCATTATCTATTGTACTGTCTGGTGAGATGAGAGAATTCATCACGTAAACACTAATAGTCCCATTACCTACAGTGGCAATATTAGCACCATTATAAGGAACCCGAACTGAATCATCTGTCAATTGTGTGGGAGAATATGCATAATCAGGTGGTTGTTGTGTTTGCATGACATTTCTCCAAGTGGTTGATTGTCCCCAACCAATCTCAACTACGAAATCATTATTTTCTGAAACATCAATCACTTGGGCATATGCAGTGTTGTAATCTGCTCCGCCCAAAGGAGTACCAAAAGGATCCCAAACAATGCGTAATCTACCTGAATGGAAAGAACTTGACACTACTTGAAACCGATATCTCACTGATCCACGCCAATATAAAAAAGGTGTTGCAGCAAATCCCAATGATGTCATTGCTATCTCAGAAGTCCATGCTTCATTCCATCTTATGACACCTGGATCTACAACTGCGTTGAACAAAAGTTTCTCTGGATCATCTGACTCCTGCCATCTAAAACGAGTCAAATATGATTCGCGCGTGGCTATACTAGAAATAGTAAGTTCATCCACAGAATCTAAGCCAGCCACTGCAGGATCCACTGTTAATTCTTGTTGTGAATCTACCGTCAGTTTGTGCAAACTTTTCCGTCCATCGCAGTTGATAGAGTTATCGTTCGCCACCACAGTCATAGTTCCAGGGTGCATACCCGGAGGTTTAGAAAAACCAAAGAAATTTGCCATGTATGCAATCGAACTGGCACCAATTTCAGTAGCCATTGCAAATCTTGACAACATTGGGATGTCTCTAACCACACCCGCAATTTTCGCCACAGCAGAAGCTGGTTTGGATAAAATCCCAGTGTATTCACCAGATGACTGTGGAACAATAAGAGCAGGATTTTGTGTAGTCAATCCTGACAACGTGACATTTGTTGCCCAAGCCAGCACTGATATGCGTATTGGAGTTGGTGATCCTGACGCATGTTTCAATGTGGTCAAAGAATTAATGTCAATTTGTCCCATTTGTCTCCATTGAGCAGTTGTAATATCCAACATGTTGAAGGGTGTAAAAAACGGCAACGTTAAACACCCCCCTTGGGAAATAGTTGGATTCAAATACAAATGAGGTCGTTGTGAAGCCAAACACAATCCATTTTGCGATGGAGTGCTGATGGTCAACGCATCAAAATCATCTAATGGTCTATAGGACACTAAAGCTCTCCCATAGTGCAAACCTGTTCCATTCAATAAAAACTTGACGTGCAACGTGGCTGACATAAGTCGATAATTTGCCAATTTGTTAATAACACGCTTATTCTCAAAATATAGAGCCCATGGATCAAAAGTTTCGTTGAGATTAGAATTTATTTCCCATTCATAGTCTCTTATCTTGATTGGTCTCATAAAGAACTTGTCTAGTGCTACTTCATCATCAGGTATAGAACCCCGTAAAGGGTCCATCATAGTACCTCTTGAATCGTGGAAACCAGGATGTGCATCTGTGAATTGTATGTTTGGCGTTTGAGCACTAGGTTCAGCGGCTTCAGAATCAGCCATAGGATGTTCTTCTGCAGATTGTGGTTCAATTGCGTCATCATATTGTCCAGGCGAATCAGCATCGTCAAATTGTGAAAATGACGGAACTGTCTGAATTTCATCCTCAAAATGTATAGCCATTCTTGACACGTGTTGGGGTTCATCTTCCACCGACGCGATCAGCAAATCTTGCAAATTCCGTTCAAGCGAATTTAGAATCCCTTGTGCGCAGCGAACCTGATGATATAATGTACCCATAGTAGGCGCACGCACTCTGTTAGGG